AGAACATTTGTCCACCCTCCCAGAAAAGCAAAGGCAAAAAGAAATCTTAAAGGAGGAATATAGAAATGGAGAATGGTACGCAGCTGACATTCGAAAAGTGTATGCCGGAGACATACCAAAAGCAGACTGTTGGTGCTTCGGATTCCCCTGTTTTGCCAAAGGAACTTATATTCTTACAGAAAAAGGATATATCCCAATTGAAGATATATCTGTCGGAGATAAGGTTCTTACGCACAAAGGAAGATGGAGAAAAGTCACAGCAACAATGCACAGGGACGGAGCAAGACTCTGGGATGTCAATGGATTCGGAATATTGCCAACAAGAACCACGGCAGAGCATCCGTATTATGTCACTAAACCAGATCAGCCAATGGAATTCAAAAAAGTGGAACAGCTCGATGACAGTTGGTATTCCACAATGGTTTTGCCTGATGCAGAATCCGATGGATACAGCAAGGAAATGTGGTGGATTATCGGACGTTATCTTGCTGATGGGTGGAGAGTTGAAAGAAAAGACAGACCAAGCGGAGGAAGAATCGTGTTCGCAATCAGTGATGATAAGAGGACAGAATTCGAACAGCGATTGCGAGAAGCGAAACTACACGGAACTTACACAAAAGAACGAACTTGCGGAAAGTATCATGTGTGCAATAACCAATTATACGAATACCTTGAAAAGTTCGGAAAATACGCACATGGAAAACGAATTCCAAGAGAAGCATTGTGTCTTCCACGAGAGAAAGCAAAATACTTCTTCGATGGATATATGTCCGGGGATGGAAGAAGTGATCGAGAAGAAGCAACATCAACCAGCGCAGCACTCATTCTTGGCATGTGCATTATTGCACAGCGACTTGGAAAATCTGTTCCAGCTGTTTACTACACTAGAAGAGATGAAAAATGTGTTATCCAAGGAAGGAAATGCCGGCAAAGAGATACATATACATTCCGAATCTCTAGTAAATCAGTTAAAGGACATTATCGTGCAAGATATGTTTGCAGAGAATTGTATCAGCCAACAGAATCTGATGATTTTGGAACAGTGTATAACATCAGTGTTGAAGAAGACAACTCATATGTTGCAAACGGAGCAATTGTCCACAATTGCCAGGACATATCCGTTGCAGGAAAGCAAGCCGGATTTCAAGGAAACCGTTCAAGCCTGTTTTTCAGAGTTATGTACCTTGTCGGACAGCTCAAAGAAGAAGATAAACCCACTTACCTTTTCATTGAGAACGTTAAAAATCTGCTTAGTGTTAATGGAGGATGGGATTTCGCCAGACTGCTCATTGAAATGGAGCAGTGGGGGTATGATGCAGAATGGCAGGTGCTCAACTCCAAAGATTTCGGAGTGCCACAGAACAGGGAAAGATGTTTCATTATCGGACATCTTAGAGGGAGAAGTACCTCAAAAGTATTTCCTATCGAAGGAGCAGACGGAAAAAATAGTATTCAAATAATCACACATAAAGACGGATATAGAAGAAATACGCAAGTGTTCGGATCTGATGGAATCACCGAGGCTCTTGATACTGGACAAGGTGGTGGAATAGGACATCATGTAGCGTTGCCATGTTTCATAGATTTATGCTACCAGGGATCGCAAATGACGGACATTGCAAGATGCTTAAAAGCAAGATACTACAAAGGCGTAGCGAACCACGCCGGACAGGATAGCGGAATTGCAATAAAAGTCATAGGAGAAGTTAATTCGTCACAAGACGGAAAAGTGCTTGGGATTGACGGAATAGCAAAATGCCATTCGGCAGGACACAACAACAATCCGAAGATTGCAATTCCAGTATTGACACCAGATCGGGCAGAAAAACGTCAGAATGGCAGACGATTCAAAGATAATGGCGAGCCAATGTTCACATTAACATCGCAGGATAGACACGGGGTCGCAATTGATCCGCTCGGAGTATTGCGTAACGTTCGCACAGAATATGGAAAAGAAATCCGCAAGGATTACGAAAGTGGAAAACTTAATATTTCCAGACGTGAATTTCTTGCTAATGAAAACAGAGAAGATGGAATTGCAAATACATTGTCTACAGTCCATAAAGATAATCAGCTTGCAGTAAAAATAGCAGAAGCAACTAATCAAGGATATTCAGAGAGCAGAGTCGGTATTGACACAGTGAATTTATCAGTCCCAGGAAGTAAAACCAGACGTGGAAGAGTCGGAAAAGAAGTTTCCAATACGCTAGATACAAGCTGTAATCAAGGAATATTCGTGCAGGTATCGGAAGAATTAACGGTATATGCAGTCTGGTATGAAAAATATCAGTGTTACATAGCAATCCGGAAGCTGACACCGAAGGAATGTTTTCGGCTGCAAGGTTGGACGGATGATTATTTTGAAAAAGCGGCGTTTGTTAACTCGGATAGTCAACTTTATAAAGAAGCCGGCAATGGTGTGACGGTTTCCGTAATTGAAGCGATGGCAAAGAAAATGAGAATGGAGTAGAGAAAATGAATAAAGATGAACACTGTGATAACTGCATGTTCGAATATACATGCAATTGGAGTAACGCAGGGAATGACCTGCACTGCTCAGAATGGAAAACAGATTCTCCGGAGGGCAAGTAATGAGAATTGGAGAGGACAAAGCGCAGCAGGCAAACAAGCATGAGGTGAAGCATCACATGCTGGCGGAGATGGGACACGAACTGGTCCCTCTCCCGGTACCAGTTGGAGATTATATCGAAATCACGTCGGAAATACAGGAAGTTATTGATCGCCGGGGAGACAAGCTGAAAAAGATGGATTTGATCGGTTTAATTAAGACCTCGGTAGATACAAAGAGAGATTGCGAAGAGTTGTACCAGTGTTTGATGCAGGGACATAAGCGCTTTTCTGACAGTTGTTTCCTTGCACACAATAACGGAATCCGTCTCATCATTCTTGTAGAAAACACCGACGGCGTCACTTCGGTAGAGAACCTTGAGCGCTGGAAAAATGAAAAACGGTGGAGGAGCTATTTTATCGCGAAGAAACGCGCGGAACATGTCGGTAAAAATCCGCCAAAACCTCCGTGCAAGCCATCACAGCTTAAACAGATCATGTGGACCATGCACGAGAAATATGGAACAGAATTTATGTTCTGCAAGCCGGAAGAATCTGCGGGGAAAATTATTGAATTATTGGAGAATTAACAAAAGATTACAATGACATCGACTAACATGAAGAATTTCATAGAGCGCAGGCGGAGCCAGGGACTATGTGTTCTATGCGGCAAACCATCAGAGAACGGTGCTTATAGATGTAACGCATGTAGGGAAAAGAGAAACGAAGAAAAGGCAAAAACGAGAAAAATGTATCAAAAATGTGGCGTTTGCCCCGAGTGCAGAATTCATCCGATTATGGGAGACGAAAAAGCTTGCCCGGAATGCAATGCAAAATTTAGCGCACAAGTCAATGCACGTCGAAACAAGGACCGAGAGCACTATAATGAGCAGCAGAGAGAGTATTTAAGAATTTTGTATGCCAAAAGGAAAGAACAAGGAATCTGCACAAGATGCGGAAAGCGGAAAGCTCTTCGGGGGGGCGAAGCACGTGTGGTATATGCGCTGATAAAAATAGGAAAATGAAGGCAGAGACAAGTCATAATATCGGTTTCGAAATGCGTGAGAAATTACACATGTGTCGCTTCTGTAGCAACCCGGTAAAATCTGGATATAAGGTATGCGAAAAACATTATCAAATGTGCGTGGACAAATTGAAACATCCTAAATGTATTGAAGCCAGAACTGAGTACAAAAAAATAATTAACCGATCAATCAACGCAAGGAGGGAGAAAAAGGGTGAATGAGTTTGCAATCAACTGGATTAAAGGCGGAGACTATGCCGAAGTCACGGTTCCGAGTGGAACGGCTTTGAAGTCAAAGCTTTTGAAAATGGCGGAACAGAGACCGGACGAGGTGAACCAAGTACATGTTAATAATGACGGATCAATGGTGTGCCATGTACCGATTAATTTCATCAAGATCAGCCCACCGAGAAAGGTGTCGGAAGAGCAGGCGGCGGCAGCTTCTGAACGATTCAAGCAGATGTGGGAAGAAAAACGTTCGGGAGAATTTGATGAGTAGGAATTATACAGTATATGCCGTGGATTTCGATGGGACACTATGTGAGAGCATATACCCAGGCATTGGTGCTCCGAATATGGGATTGATTTTACACCTCATCAAGCGCCGGAACCAGGGAAACAAAGTGATTCTCTGGACATGCCGGTGTGGTCAGCAATTAACTGACGCAGTTGAATTCTGCCGTAAATACGGGCTTGAATTTGACTCTGTGAATGAAAATCTCCCGGAGTTAATGGAAATCTGGGGAAATGATCCGAGAAAGGTTGCTGCTGACGTCTACATTGACGATAAAGCAGTGATGAAACCTAAGTACCATGTTCCATACAGATCTACGCAAAGATAAGAAAATGGGGTGATAAATGTATGGGAGAAGTGAAGTGGATAAAACTCGCTACGGATATGTTTGAGAACCGCAAAATCAAGCATATCCGGACACTCCCAGAAGGTAATAACATCGTCCTCATCTGGGTGATGTTATTGACAATGGCCGGAAGGTGTAATGCTGGAGGAATGATCTATTTGACGGAGAACATTCCGTATACGCCAAAACTACTTGCCGATGAGCTGAATTTTGATGAAAGCGTCATTGTATTGGCGCTCAGCGTTCTGGAAAAAATGGACATGATCGTATTAAATGAGGAAAAATTTGAAATTCCAGGATGGGGCGAGTGCCAGAGTGCGGAGGGATTAGACAAAATCCGGCAGCAGAACCGGGAACGGGCATCGAGGTATAGAGAAAAGAAAAAGCAGGAGCGGATTGAAGAGAAGCCGAAGGAAATTCGAGCGTTGCCAGAGCCGAACCCTAATGAGTTCTCGAAAAGATCATCGAACCTTACAAACCTAAACATCATTTTGAAGAAATATGATGAGTATATGTTTTTCTATGATAATCCCGATATTTTAGAATGCGCTAAGCGTTGGATGACTTACAAGGATGCAAAGCCGAAAGCGTCGAACCATTATGATACAGAAATAGGAATCAAGATGTTGCTGAACAAGTTCATCAAGAATTGCCAGGAATACGGTATGGATTCGGTCATTTCTGTTGTAGATGATTCTATAGTGAATAACTATGCAGGAATTACATGGGCTCGGCTGGGGAAAATGAAAACCTCTAAAGAATATAACGATTGGAGGAATTCCTGATGACTAGGGACGAAACCATAAATATTCTCATGATGATCCAGGCAGCATATCCAAGATTTTCAGTCCCGGACAAAACGGTGACGATAAATACTTGGCACAATCTTTTGAAAGAATATCCACTCAAACAGGTTGAAGCTGCAACTGTGGCATACATCAAATCTGATAAAAGCGGATTTGCACCAGGAATAGGTCAGGTGATTGAAAAATTGAATCTCATATTCCGGAAGGATGACATGAGTGAACTGGCGGCATGGGGGCTTGTTACCAAAGCAATCCGTCGGTCTACGTATTATTCCGAAGAAGAGTTTGCAAAACTTCCACCCACAGTACAAAAGGCGATAGGATCACCATCTCAGCTTAAAGAATGGGCTCAAATGCAGGTGGATGGTCCGGCGCTGACAGTATTACAATCGAATTTCTTGAAATCTTACCGGACTATATCGGCGAGGGATAGAGAACGTGCTTCTTTAAATCTTCCGATAGAAAAGCCGGAATATAGAATCGGAGCAGGTAGCCAAATGCTCAGTATTTCTGATGAACGTGAAGAGGCGCTGAAACAATCTGTACCAATGCCGAAAAATGTTAGGGAAAAACTTAATAAACTGATCGGAGGGATGACACTTAATGAATAAAAGGGAAATCGCTGAAATCAAGAAAATAAATAAGTTCAGTTCCGATGGATGCACCATTGAGCGCATGTGCGTCTGCTATGTGGATGCAGAAAAGAACATTATCCTCAAGGATAGAGATGCATTCTTTTCTTTACCAGAGGATGAAATCTTCAAATATTGGGAAATTCTCAGAAAAGCGAAGGTGATTGCGGTTTATCCGCATTTTGTCCACACGAGGCTGTCAAGCCCGTATCCTGGGAGAACAGGGTGCGAAGAGAGCTTTATGTGGGATGATGTTGCGAAGTGGAATAAGAATTTATGGGAGGGTGTGCAGAATGAAAGTATTAGTCGCGTGTGAGGAGTCACAGACAGTTTGTAAAGCGTTTCGCGACTTAGGGCATGAAGCGTATAGCTGCGACATCAAAAAGCCGTCTGGCGGTCATCCAGAGTGGCACATCCTCAATGACGCATTCAAAACGCTTGAGGGGGGGCAGTGGTGACAATGGACGGCAGAGTTCATAATG